TCATTTCTTTGTCTCATTAATATTCTCAACCGGCACACGCTCAATCTCCTCGATGTAGCGTATGCACCTCTCAGCGCTCGATGTCCGCAGCATCAAGCGCGCCTGTTCGTAAAACTCCGCCTTACCGTGCTTTGACCGTTGCCCGGTCGAGATATGTTCCAAAACGAAGCGGTCCGACGGTTCGCGGCCTTTTGGCGGGGTTTCCTCTCTTATGCGGTAGCGGTTGCCGTTTACGGTTAGTTCTTTCATCCGATCTCCTTAATTCGATTCAACACCAGCCAAGCCAAAACCATCGCGTCCGGTACCTGTCCGTTGCCGATGGCTTTGATCCGCCTGGCTCTGTGTTCTCGTCGATGCGTGACTCTCTGGACGGCTCCGACGTCTGCCGGATCGGTCGCCCAGGTCCACGATTCATCGATCTCTTTTCTATTAATGTTTGTCCATCCGATCGGCCAACCCATCAGCCATTCGACCCAATCAGGATTGAGCCGCCCCGGTTTGCTGGACTGTGAGGCCTCCCGTTCAACCGTATAGTCGATCCGGTCGTTCGAGTCGGCCCGGTTGTGTCCGGGGCTCCAGCCCTTGTGAGCGGTAGCTGTGGGGGTTGGATATTTGGCTACCACATATTCATCCAGCCTCAGCCCCCCGGCATGCTCTGTCCGATAGGACTGGTTCGCCGCCGATGCGGTTGGAGTCGGGAATCTGACCGCCGTCGCCAATCCGGCGCCTCTTTTGGTTCCCTCTTTCGGCGCATTGTTGTTTCCGAATATCGTCGGAGTGGGCCAGTATCCAGATCCTCTTTCTACGATGCGGGGCTCCGGCATCGTCAGCTCCCACAACTCCCCACGTCGCGTCATACCCCATTTGGGCAAGGTCCGCAAGGACGCGATCGAGGCCTCTTGAAACAAGCATTGGGCTGTTTTCCACGAAGACGTATCGTGGTCGAACCTCGCCGACAATTCGCGCCATCTCCGACCAGAGCCCGCTGCGCGTTCCGTCCAGTCCGCAGACCCCGCAATCGAGATGTCCTGGCATGGAAATCCGCCGGTGATGACATCGACGACGCCCTTCCACGGCTTCCCGTCGAAGCTCCGTACGTCGTCCCAGATCGGAAAGGATTCGAGGTCTCCGGTGCGCTGTCGCTGGAGCAGGACCTCCCGCGCATACTCTTCAATCTCGACGGCGCATACGGTGTGCCATCCAAGGAGTCTGCTACCGAGGAGACCGCCTCCGGCCCCCGCAAAAAGTGCCAGCTCATTCATTCAACCTCCATTCCGATTCCTTCCCGCTTCCCAGGATCTCCTGTGCTTTAAGTACATGGTGTTTTATGGCAGCTGGATCGTCCTCGCGCTGGGCCATTGCTAGCCTGGCCTGGGCGCGGGCGAGCAACACTTTGGCTTCTTCGATCTTCTGCTTCATTTTTGTTTCGCCCCATAAATTTTCAGGATATCGAGCAATGATTTTTCGGTGGTCTCCAATATCGAGATAGCTGGATGCGGGACGACCTTCCCAGACATGTCTCTCACAACATGCCCCTCTTTTTCTATCCGTTCTTTGCAGTTGTCGGCTGTAAACAATTTCCGAGCGACTATCTCTACAATAGCTTCCGGTGTGGTCCTGTTACATGCATTTCGCGCTTTTTGTATCCATTTCTGTGTCATAGCTCGCCTCCTTGAGTGATGTTGGGGAGATCACGCCGGCTTCGATTTTTTTGAATCGGGTGGTATTTGAAAGGCCGCGCAGCTCCGGGATCTCCCCTCTCCCTTTGCCTGCTGGCACCTCTTTGAAAATGCTGTCGGCAATTTTTATAAAAAAATCAGCGAAATTCTTATCATCGCTGATTTCAAGATTTTCGAGTCTTGGATTTTCGTTCAGATTCATCGATGTTCTCACAACGATGTTCCATTCATCGTTTTTGACAACCAGAAATTTTGCGTGTGTAGTGATCTCCCTGAAACACTCTTCTCCAAAAAGCTCAATCATCCGTGCGAAATATTTTGGCTGCCTGGTTCGGAACGAGCGATCTACGATCATCTTCAGCGACCTGATGTTTTTGTCTTCCATCATCGCGGCCGTTTTGTCGAGATGTGCGGCCGCAGCCGTCCATGTAGACATGATCACATCAGCCGGACCAGTCTGCCGCAGAATGGCGATAAGAGCATCGATCAGTGAGAATTGACCGTATGTGAGGATGAACACATCTTGACCGTGTTCTATTTCCCCGATCGCCACGCTCGCGGACGCCGTGCGCTCCATCCTGATCTCGCGTTTTGATTTCTTTCTATGTGTTTTTGGCTTCATCCCCAATCCTTCATATTATCGCCCCCGCCTCGATCACGGAAATCGGGCGGCTCATCTTTGTGTCCCCGCGTGTGAGGAAATATGGGTCGATGAGGCGGCCTTTTTCGGTGGCGGTGGTTTCCCCGGCTCTTTTCGCCCTGATCTCCCTCAACTCTGTTTTCAGAGCCTCGATCTGCCGGTCGATGGCCTTGTCGAACACTGCCCTCTCCGCCGCAACCGGGAGAGCAGTAGCGCGTGTCTTTGCACTTGGTCAGGAAGTCTTTGCCGCAATTGCGGCATTTCCCCGTCATCTCCCACCTCCTACCCGCGGCTGCGGATGACAGCTCCACTTCACGCGCGTTGCCCGCTGGCCGCTCTCCTTGGCGGCTTTGATGGCAAGCATTGCGCGTCGGAGCAGGTAGTTTTTGTCGGTGTCCGTTACGTTCCGATGGAGCAGCTTGAGGGCTGCTTTGAATTCGGCTGTGTAGTCGATGTAGTCGATCATGCGGTCTCCTTTGGTAGCATTTTCTCGGTAGCCAATCTGTACATATCCCTTGATACCTCGAACCCATACCCGTTCCGGTTGAGCTCGAAACAGGCGCGCAGAGTAGATCCACTCCCTGCGACCGGATCTATCACCGTATCCCCCTCGTCGGTGAAGAGTTGGACAAGATGAGCCAAAAGGTTCACCGGCTTTTGTGTGGGGTGGATCTTCGGGATCTCTTTTCCGTCACGCCTCCACTCCATCCAGTTGTAGATCATCCTGCCCCGGTTGTTGAATTTCGGGAGCTTGTCGCGGTAGAGGATGACGGCGTGCTCTGTCGCGCCGACTATGCGCATATTCGCTTTCAGCACCTGGGCGGAGTAGTTTTTGATGAAAAACAGGGGGATGGAGTTTTTGAAACCGTGCTTTTTCGCATATTCCACGATTGACGGGATCTGCTCAAAGGCACAAAAGACGATCATGCACGGAGCCTTCCCCGCCTCTTTGGGCTCTTTGATCAGGAGCTTGCTGCAAAAGTGGAAAAACTCTGCAATGTTGAAGTTGTAGTCGGAGTTGAAAAACGCTTTCCCGGCCTTCTTGCTCTCCCCGTTTTTCCGGTCGCCGTCCTTGTACCACATCGGATTGGATGCGTAGGCGTTGTTCCCCAGATTGTAGGGGATGTCGGCGATGACGAGTTGTGCTCTGGGGATGTTGTAGCGTTTGAAATTCTGGAAATTGTCATTGAAGAGCCTAATCTTGATCTTTTTGTTGGAAAACAGATGGGCCTGTGGCGACAAAAGTGTGCTCATAGGCTCCTCCTCAAAAGGGTATTTCATCTTCATCAATGTCGATCTCTGGGACACTGGGCTGGGCGGGCTGACGTGGTGCCGATGCGGGGGCGTTCTGGTTGGTCTGGGGTTGTCCGCTGTTCTCACCGGGGCGATCCAGCATCTGCAGGTTGTCCACGGTGACCGAGTGGCGGCTCCGTTTGGTGCCGTCCTGGGCGGTCCACTGCTCCAGCACCAGGCGTCCCTCCACGAGGACCTTGCTCCCCTTGCGCAGATACTGATTGGCAATCTCGGCACTCCTGCCGAAGAAAGTCAGGTCGATGAACATGACCTCTTCTTTTTGTTGACCGCTCTGGTCTTTCCATTTTCGGTTGGTGGCGATGCCGACTTTGCCGATAGCACTCCCGCTGGGGGTGTAGCGGATCTCGACGTCACGGGTGAGGTTTCCCACCAATATCACGCGGTTATACATCCTCATACCTCTTTCTCAATTTGCGTTCATATTTTTTAGCTCTCTTTGAAACGGTCTCCACAAATTCCTTCGGACCCGTTCCGATCGCAATTGCCGTTCTTACAATTCCGTGGGCGCATCCCTTTGCAACGGTTTCCGTGTCGACCTTCTTCAGCAGAGCCCACGTATTTTCCGCCCCCATTTCCGGGATATAGACAGATACCAAAATAGCCCCGCGCTCTAATCTTTTTAGGAGGTCAACAAGATTGGCAACTTTGGCAATCAGGGCGTCGCAATCTTCTAAGAACTCGTCCTCATCACAACACTTGTCCTCCTGCTCGGTCGGTCCCCTCAGCTCGTCGGCCACCAGCTTGGCGTAGCCCGCGATATCGTCCCAGCTGTCGATGTAGTCGGGGTCGCCGTTGATGATTCGGCCGATCTTGTGGGCGATCATCTCCAGGGCTTCTTTTTGCGACGGGGAGAGTTCGCGCCAGCCGGGGTAGAATTTCATCGTGTCCTTGAGCGATTGGGTGACGGCGGCGTGCTTGTCAAAAGCCCCGTAGCGTTTGCCTCGTTCGGTCAGTATCTCGTCTATGTGGCTCATGCCGCCCCCTTCTCTTTGGCTACTCTAACCCCCCACGACGGGGCGCCGACCTTCACGAACTCCGGTGGCGGAGTGATACCCTCCAGTTTCGCCCACCTGCTCCATTCAATGGACTTTCTTGGCTTGATGGGGTAGACCGTCACGGGCCCGGCCTTCACGGATTTTCCGTCCGCTTTGGCGATCAGCTCCGCCTTGATGCGAGCCTGCTCCTCCTTGATCCGCTCGATCTCCTCTGCGAGCTGTGCATAGCGTGCTGCGAGCTCTACCGCGCCCGGGTCGTCGAGCTCCGTTACCCTGGGCTCTGCGGGCTCAACGTCGGCATATTTGGCAATATTTGCCAGGATGCGCTCTGCAATCTCATCGTCTCTCTCGATCTCTCCGCTGACCTCCACGGTGTCGGTATCGCGGCGATATGCGACCAGGCGGCTCTTTCGGATGCCGGAGACCATCATCTGGAACTGGAGCTGTGGGAGGTATTGATCCACAAGCTCATCAAGCGGCTTGTCTGATACCTTGATCTCGATATTCGTCTCATCGAACGGATCGGCCACGCCGTCGAGCGATGCCCCTAATCGGTATGTCTTTCCATTCAGCTCAAAATCCTGCTGAAAACAGGCGGGGACGATCACGTCGTCCAGCCTCTCCTCTGCGAGCTCTCTTGCGCGGTCCTCGTATTTGTGCCCGTCCCGCATCGCCTTGGAGTAGAATGGCGGGGGGAGAAGCCCCATCTTGACCGCTTTCAGCTCTGCTTTGTCGTGCGGATAGAACTGCGAGCAGTCCAACAGGGCCGCCGCTTCGGACGCGGTGAAGCTGCACGACTTGCGCCAATCAATCCATTCTGGAGTGTTCTGTTTTATGTTTAGTCTCATGCTGCCACCTTTTTCTTTTTCTGGATCATCTTCATAGCCTGCCCGTATCTGCTGGCAGGCAACTCCGACAGGTCCCCTATGCCAAAAAACTGGAGGAATTTATTTCTATCCACTCCGGCCGCGCCGATCTCGTGGTCAAGCGTTGCGGCCTGGTCATCGGTGATGGTCGGCTCTTGCTGGTCCCCCTGTGCATCGTTGTCTTCATCCGACGTGATCCCGAAGATTGTACTGGTCTGGTAGCGCTCCAGGTAGGTGAAACCGCTCCCAGCGCTCTGGTAATCGTTCATTCCCTTCATCGAAGCAAAGGGGAGGGAGCCGTGATACTCGATCCATTGCCCGCTCTCGTGCATGAGCAGAGACCGAAGCTCAATGGTGTTCGTTTCGCGATTGAAACTCTTAGAGTGGGTAAGCGAGAGCCCGTGCTTGGTCATCTTTGGGCGCACTTCGTCATAGACCTTATCAAGCGGCGCATACTTGTAGCCGTAGCCATCCGCGTTTTTGAACACGTCTTTGAGCTCTTTCTGACAGGCGTTGAGCGCCTTGGCAATCTCGTTGATCTGTTCGCTCCATTTCATGCCGCGCTCCTTCCGATTCTCTCGATGGCGTCCAGCACACCGTTGATGATCCGGTCGGTCTTCCTCTTTGCTCTCGTGAGCCATTCGACCTCTTCATCGAGGGCCTTCATCACCTCTTTGAACTCGTTGTGCTTGAGCAGCCCCCGGGCCCGCCGCTGAATCAGCTCTTGGCGAACGTCATCGGCGTAGTCGAGCGGGTTGATCCTCTTCAGCTTCTCTTCTGTGCAAGCTTCGCCGTCTGCGATGACCTCGTAGTTATCGGGTACCCACAGATCAAGCACGCCCTGGTCAATCAGCTCGTCGGTCAAGTATGTGATGGTCTCTTTGTTTTTCATGTCGTCCTCCTCTTGGACAGCTCAGCAGTAGCGGCGACCCGTCCGGTGAGGAGGATCGAAGCAGCCGCCGCTGCTGAACGCTTCGTGAGGCCCTGCTATAATTGCAAGGCACCTGTTTGGTGTGTTCCAGCCCCGCCGGGTGGCAGCCCATTGGCGGGGCTCTTCTGAAAACTTCGTGAAGTCCTCAAAAGATCAAGCCCTCGAACGATCCCCCGTGTCGCGATCATTTAGCCGCTTCATCGTCTGCGTAAAATCCAACATTCGAAAGGAGTGCCTATGGAAGACAGAGGTGCCGCATTTGAGCCGCCTGGCTCACGGGCTATCGTAGGGGATCGTGCGAGAGCTCTTTGATGTGGGGCGGGTCGGTCTTATCCGGCACACTTTGCGCCGGCTGCCGTTGTCTACCGCCCCACGTCAAAAAGCTCTTCATTTTTTTGAACGAAGCACATGGCTAAATCATGTGCTGCCGCGTTTGCGCTGGGATTTCATCATTTCGGCGCGTATGAGGGCGTGGTCGATGCCGTTCGCGTCCGGAGGCGAGTTGCGTCCAAGTATGATGGCCCTATTGAGCTTGGATTTGGCGGCCCGCATGTACTTTTCGATGATCGCCGAATGTTCACTGGGAAGCGCGATACGAAAATCTCCATTGGTGCGAAGCAGATATTTGCCTTTTCTCAGGAGGATGCTTCGGATAAACTCGATCCGGCTGAGTTCTGCGAGTTCGATCTGCTCAAAGTCCCGGCGCGATCCGCTTTCCGGATACTCTATCCCGATCATGCGTCGGAGATCGTCGCCGTTGATGTAGGTGCCGTAGTCCGTCCACCCCATCTGTTCCATATGCTCGACGATCTTTCTGAGCATGTTGTTGGATACCTTATTCATCGTGCGCTTCCATTTTGGCGCGTCCGTAGCTGGGGCGGAAGTCTCCGAAGCCTCCGTATTTGGCGCTATATTCGAGCAGTCCTATGAGCGTGCGCCGGTCGATGATCTCGTCATCGAACTCCAGGGAGAAGTCGAAGCTCCATTTGTGGAAGATCGGTGCGGCTTTCGATACCCGCACCTGTCCTTGGGGAAGGATGAGCTGAGTGTGGAATCGGCTGTTGCCCACCACATCCTCGATCTTCTTGACCTTGTCCATCCCGTCATAGTTGAGTTTGAGTTTAGGTTCGACGGCAAACACTCCAGCGCGAATCTCGGCTTTGGCGATCTTCGCTTTTTTGAACGACGTTTTCGCCAGCGCTGCCAGTATCCAAGTGGAGGGGACATAGACGCCGAGGTCATCATCCCAGTAGAGCTTCGTTTCGATTTCGAGTTTTCTCAGCTCCAGCAGGTCGTCATCCGTCTTTTTGCGCTTTGCAGTGATCTGCTTCATCGCCCGGCTGTATCGGTTGAACGGGTCAACCGCCTGGGGATTATTGAGAAGAAGAGGAGCGATTCCGGTGATCGTGGCTTCAAGATTTTGGATAGCCATTTTTGATCCTTTTTTGTTTGATGTAGTCGTCAAAGCGATCCATCCAAACCACCTCGATGGGCTGGTGCGTTGCTTCTAAATGCCTTGCTTTGCGATGCTTTGTCCCGCGATACTGATCTTTGCATTGCCCTGCGTCGGAGTCCCAAAGAACTCCATCCGCTCCACCTCGATGGAGCGGTGCAATTCTTTTAGCTGCCATGCCATGCTGTGCATTGCAGTGCTCTGCCGTGCCGTGCTGTGCACTGTGGTCGAAACCACCCCTATACGACTAATAGACGCATAGGGGTAGTGTCAAGCTCTTCTCCCTCTTTGCCTCGCTCGGGAGTTTCATAACCGGTTGCCTGGCACCGGCTGGGTTGTCAATGAGCTCAGAACTGATGTTCTGATAGTGTTATTCTACAAAACGGAGAATTACATAAAGCTTAAATATTCTACGATTTGAAGAATTTCCCGAAAAATCCCGCTACACTTACATTAAAGGAGCTGCTGCCGCTTATCGCGTATATGTAGCTTTTGGTAGTCGTTGAAATGGAGTTGAGAAGAATCTTTATTAAATAAGTATCCTATGATTGCTGTGTGATGTGCTAGGGCTGGGCGAGAAGAGGAGCGGGGAGGCAAGATGGGGAGAAATCCATGAAGCGGACATTTATGAAGTTATCGAATCGCCCGAATCTGAAGCTCCCGATTAATGATAAACAAATAGATCCCATACCTGCGGGCCAGCTTTTTGATCCTCCCAATATAGCGATTGTCCGCGCGCGTCTCCTGGATCAGCACGATCCCGGGCCGCTTCCCTGTCATCATCGCGTAATAGAGGGCCTGTCCGACGGACTCAAAGGCTTTATGGCCGAAGTCCACCTCAAAAGAGTATGTAGAGGTTTGGCAATCAACGCGGGTGCCGTCGCTTAGGCGATATTCCATTTGCCCGTGAACCTTGTCACAAAAAGCTTTCTGGTAATACTTTTCCAGGTGGGTATGCCGGGCGAAGAGCAGGGCCGGCAGAAGCAGGAGGAGAAGCCTCATCCCTTCTTTTTCTTCTTTTTGGGAGTCTCTTTTTTGCAAGGGCGGTGGCAGAGCTTTTCACAGGGGATGCCGTCGCGGTCTCGGTCGAGAGACTGGTATCCATCGGCGAGGTATTCGCAGGCCTCTGCACAGCTCTTCATCTGCTTGCAGGATACGCGGGCGTTGGAAGCGGTCAAGAGCAATGCAAAAATTATCAGGTATCTCATCATTCAGTCCTTGATATAGAGGTTTCTACCATCCCATCATTAACCAAGATCGTTAAAATAATATCTCCAATTTTTAAAGAAGATGTCCCCGCCTTCTTGGCTTTGAGAATGGCATTTTTGATTTTTGAAGATATTTGATCTCTAACCATCCAATTGCATTTTTTCTTGTGCTGTATCGCTAGAATGAACATTGTCACCTGATTGGCAACTCTATCTGCTGGCACCATATCAAACACACGATAATGATCTATTGTAATGGTTCCAGGCTCCATATTGCTACCAAGGTAAATATGGTATCTCGCCCACCTATCAAGCTGGATATCTATGGCCCTTCCTTGTGATCTCAACAACTTAGAATGTTCACTAAATCCGCACTTGTGAAATGTTCTAATTACAGACGAAACCAGCCCATCAGCAGACTTGTAAAGTGGGGTTCCTATTGTGATGGCAGTTAGCAATGCAAACGACAAGACGTATTTCTTCATTTCTCCTCCTTTTGATTAGATGATGCAGCGCAGGACTTTGCCCACGATCTGGAACGTGCTCTGGTCCCCCGGACGGACCTTCCAGCTCTTATACTCCGGGTTTTTGGAGATGATCTCCAGCACGTCCTCTTCCGGGTTGAACTGCAAGAGCTTGACCATCAATTCGTTTGAGTAATTGATGACATAGAGCCCGTCTACCGTGTATTCTATCGCATCTTCGTAGATCACCCAGCTGTCGGGGTAGAGCATAGGGACCATCGAGTATCCATCGACTTGCATCAGACGGATGGGGCCTTTGGGCGGGGCCTTGAAGATGATAGAGTCCAGGACCGCTTTTCTGCCGGTGGTGAAAACGTCGATGCTCTCGATGTTGTTTCCAGTACCTGCGGCTGCCTTGACGCTCATCACTTCGGCGGTGATCGCGTGCTTGAGCACGGCAGCGTCTTCGATCTCATCGAGGTACCGGAAGGGGTCTTTGCGGACCTCCTCTTTGGCGATCTTGTGACGTTTTGAGGGGTCGAAAAGATCCTGTTCCGTGACCCCAAGAGCACTGGCAAAATAGGGGACGAGCCATAGCTGTATACCTCGTCCTTCTGACAGCTTTGCATAGAGTGTCTTTTCTGCTGGTGGCTTCTTGCCATCTGCTTCAACCAACTCTCTCACTCGTGCGATCACATCCTTTTTGTTTCGGGGCGGGATCATCGCTTTAATATTTTTCACAACATCCATTTTGAAGCCTTTGGATAATTCTACAAATTGTAGCGTTTCAAATTCTCCGAAACAGAGAAAAACTTAAGCCCCCTCTAATTCTTCATTTCGTAGAATACACCTATGGAACAAAGAAAAATTATTTTTAACGAGCTTGTTCGTCACGGCTATTCAGACAAGGCTGCATATTCGCACCTTCGGGGTGAGAGGAAACCAAAATACAGTGTGATCCTCGATCTCCACCGTCGTGGGATCGTGCCTTTCGATGCCTGGCTCGACATCAGATCCTACTTGAATGGTAACGGATCACCCGCCAAACCCTCAAGAGCAAAGAGCCCGAAAAATACACCAAAGGACGCAGCATGAAAGAAGAAATCCGGGTGCTAGAGGCAAGGATCGAGGCGCTGGAAAAGCGTTTGGAGAAGTTGGAGCGGAGAGCCACGTCTACAATCACCCCGGAAGAGGTGAAGGCAGCGGTGGATAGGGCTATTGAGGGCTATCTGGAAAAGGAGTGTTCTTGATGGCCTCTCGTACTGCCTTTAAGACTTCGCTTCTTTGTTGGTCGTTCAGCGGCATTTCTTTGGCAGCAAATGCGGCCTCTACAGCTGCAATGGATGCCTCAATAGATAGCCGGGCCAAATATTCAACTATCTCCTTGTTCATTGTGTCCTCCTGTGGTTTTGGTTTGTGTGGCAGCTCCATTTTACCGCAGGAGAGCAGAGCGAACAGAAAGGACGCAGCATGATAGATGATCTCTTCGACACAGACGAGCTTCCGGTAGCCGAAATCTACCGCACAGCCCAACGGGTCGTAAAAGACTATATGAACCGCGAATGCAAAAAGATCGAATGGGTCGCGTCTCAACTCGGCACGACAAGGGGTTATCTCTATGCGTCTCTCGATCCGCATCAGACCCATAAGCCTCTGAGCGTGGATCGTGCGCTGGAGATTTGCCGGCTAACCGGAGACGCCCGCATAGTTGAGGCGATGGCCCGAGAGCTTGGCTACACCCTCTGCAAGCCTGGAGACCTCAGAGACAAGGGCGCCGAACCGATGGAGGTCGTCGTGACCGTGCTGGGGATGGAGGAGCTTCATGGAGACCTGGCCAAAACGGTCAAAGAGGCGGTGAAAGACGGCGTGCTTGATGAAGATGAAAAAGAGGAGATCAGAAAGCGGGCGTATGAGCTCAGAAAGCAAGCGGCTGAACTGGAGAAGGCTCTAGGCTGATCCGTCTCGTTGAGCTGCTTACGGGCGGCTCATAGGGCGGATACCCGGCACACGTCCTGCCAGACACCGGGAATCCTACACACCAAACAGGTGCTCTGTAATTTTACCAGAGCCGTCAACCGATACACGGGAGAGAGGGTTTTTGGGGAAAGGCTCTCTCCTCTTTCCCGTGTGTTCCTTCCCCAAAGGATTGAATATGACGACACAATCACAATCAGCAGCGATACTCAAACACATGATGGACGGGCGATCCATCTCCCAGATCGAAACCGAGATGGTCACTAACAAGATCACAGGCAAGCGTTTCGCCCGCTACTACATGACAGACGAAGAGATCGCGCGGGTCAAGGAGGCAGCGGCATGAGCATCAAATCGGTTATGAAGGCGCTCAATCAGCAGCCAATCGCATACTACCCGATCTATCGGAAAATCACCGGCTCTACAACTGCCGGAGTTCTCCTATCCCAACTTATCTACTGGCTTCAACAGAAGGACAAGATCTACAAGACAGATGCCAAGATAATGGAAGAAACGCTCCTGACAAAAAAGGAGCTTGAGAATGCCAAAAAGATACTTAAAACGCTTCCATTTATTTCGATTACCAGAGAAGGTGTTCCCGCAAAAACCTACTACGAAATTGATTGGGAAAAGCTCTATGAAGCGATCGAGGCTGGGGAAACAAGTATCCCCGAAAGGGGGAAACTAGATTCCACCAATGGGGGAAACTGTACTCCCCGAAAGGGGGAAACTATTAATGATAAATCTTTTGATAGAGACTACACAGAGACTACAGCAGAGACTACTCCCCCCAAATCCCCCCAGGGGGAAGAGATCCCCGAAAAGCTCCAGGAATGGATCAGCTATCGCAAAGAAATTAAAAAGCCGATCAAGGCCATTACCGTCAAAAAGCTGCTCGAGGATTACAAAGCCGATCCCGCAGGTTTTGCCGAAAAGGTGGATTTCTCGATAGCCAACGGCTACCAGGGGCTCTTTGCCCCGAGTAAGCCGACAACGAGCACTCAACACGGGGGACCGCAAAAAGGCTCACTCGGTTGGATGATTGAGAATGGGATGATCGATGAAGAAGGAGCGGCAGATGCAGAAGTCATTGATTAGCCTCGCCAATGTCGCGGGCCTCGATATCAACAATGCCCAGCACACCGTGGCTATTGCCGATGCAGTCAAAGGAATCTCCGACATCGAGGACTTCATTGAGTATGTCCGTGTACATAAGGCTGGGATCGAGTATGCGACAAAAACGGAGCGCCTGGACATCCTGGCCAGTCGATACAAGCAGGAAGCCGCAGCCGCTGCCGTGAGTAAAGACGCTGCGACATTCTCCTCCAGGCTCGCAGAGAAAGTGAAGATGGTCCGAACAGCGATCAAGAACGAGTGGGCCGAAGGGCGTCACGCGATGCTTGCAAACGTCCGCGACAAAGAGACGGGGGCCCCATTCTTCACGGACAAAGAGCTCCGGGCCCTTGTCGCAGTTGCCGGCTCAACACTGGCCGTCATAGAGATGTCTGAACGGGATACGTTGCAGGAGGCGCTTGAGCGGATGTTCATCGCGCGCAAGACTCAGAAGCGGATCGCCAATACAAGCGCAGCCGTGAGAAAGCTTGTTGAAAAGGTAAGGGCATGAGAATGAGCAAACAAGCCCTGGCCGACTATCGTGCGTGGCTATTCGACAATCACCCCGTCTGCCAGGTGTGCGGGATGGAGATGGCACAGGAGGCACACCATAGCAAGTATGGCTATTTCGGGGCCAAAAAGGACGACCGGAGCCTAGTGGCCGTATGCCGGGAGTGTCACTATCAGATCCACCACGGCCGGCGTGGAGTCTGCAAGAGCCGTAAAGAGATCGAGGAGATCGGAGAGGCGAATTGGACCGAATACCAGAATGCGGAGGCGATGGCGTGAAGATCAGCACACGATTCCAGCGCTTTTTCTTCGGAGTGGTTTGCCCCCAACTTAAGCGGGGGGCTATCGAAAGGTTCAAACAGACTGGAAAGGGAATGGGCTACGTGAACCCATATACCAAGGAGCGCATCTATTTCGATATGCGGAAAGTTGACGACGAGGCCGTCTACCAATTTCTGAAACTCGTCAACCCGAGCTACCCACGCGATGAAACCGGGATCACCCCAATGAGCACAAAGAGGATCGACTCGACCGAGATGACAAAGCACATCAACTGGATAGAGCGGTGGGCTGGGCTCAACGGAATAGAACTTCCATACGTGGCAGAAGAGTGGGAGAAGATACTCATTGAGGCTGGGATACAAAAGGAGGCGGCGTGAGACACAAATATCGGGCAAAGAAGATCACTATCGACGGCTACACATTCGACTCTAGAGCAGAGGGCAGACGCTATCAAGAGCTCAGGTTGCTAGAGAGAGCAGGGAAGATCCAGGACCTGCAGCTTCAGCCGGTGTTCTACCTGGCCGAGCGCTACAAGATCGCGACCAACACGACCAAGAACGGGAAGAGCACAGTCGGGGGGCTCAAGTACACGGCGGATTTCCAATACGTTCAGGATGGGCGCATGGTGGTGGAGGATGTGAAAGGCATGGTCACGACCGACTACAACATGCGCAAAAAGCTCTTTATGGCGAAGATGGCCGGGAAAGTTGACGTGTTCCGTGAGGTGAGGGGGCATACAGTGAATGAGTGGTATCTCGATACGGTGGAGGCGGTATGAATATTTCAATAGAACTTGAAGGAATCGAAAAGATCAAGCGGAGCTTTGATCCAAAGGTCTTTAGGAAAGCTCTGCGCAGCACGATGAGCGAATCCGGCAAGAAATTCAAGACCTCGGCCGTCAAGGATGTGCGCGAGATCTATAATGTGTCAGCTAAAGCCCTGAAGTCCAGAATCAGGGCCAAGCTTGTCACCCCCGAGAGGTATGAATTTGCCGTGCAGGGGCGTACTATCAACCTAATACACTTCGGCGCTAGTCGTCTCAAGCGTGGGGGGATATCTGTATTGGTGAGGAAAGATCGCGGGCGTAAGAAGATTAGGAATGCATTCATCACACGGGACAGTCACGGGTCACTACGTGTCTTTATGCGCAAAGGGGAAGCCCGTCTGCCCATCGAGGCAAAGAACAGTCTCTCTATTCCGCAGATGTTTAACGAGAAGATCGTGGAGAAAAACATTAGGGAGATAGAGGAGTTTTTCCCGAAACGTCTTATGCACAATATTGACTACCATTTGGGGAAGCTCAAATGAGCGGGTCCTCCTGTGTTTTGGGTCCCCGGCGGGGCTCGCGAACCCCGGAAAACGCGCAGTTTTGGCGCTTAAAAAACACTAAAGTTTCCCAGGGTGTGGAGGTACCCCTACGGGGTAAAACTTTAGCGGGGGTAAAGTTTTGAGCAAAAAGTTTATGACGGCTAAAGAAATTAGGGCGAAGCTCAAGGCCGACGGGGTTGCTGATTATAAGGAAAGCCGCTTCAGTCAACTAGTGGCGCAGGGTCGAATTCCGTACCACATCCCTCCCGGCGAAAAAAGGAAGCGATACATCTACGAAGAGGTAAAGCGGGCAGTCCTCGGCAACTGCACTCCGAAGACTGAGCTCAGGGCCAAGGCCGCCCCCAAAAAGCATGAGGAAGAGATAGCGGAGGCCAAGAAGCTGAAAGAAGAGGCCGAGCTTGCTGGCATCCTTGATGTCGCGATAGACCTTGACACCGCCACGCTTAATGAGGTCAAGATATTCAAAGAATATATTTTGGCTCTAAAGAATCGAGCTGAATACGCTGAAACAGTTGGGGCCCTGGTGAGAAGAGAAGAGGTTAATCGCCACGTAATGGAGGCTGGGATCTCTATAAAGTCGGCCCTTATGTCTATGCCGTCACGGCTGGCATCACGATTAGTGGAAATTGACGACCCCAGAGAAATGGAAGCGGTGCTCATGGAAGAGGTTGTGGATGCGCTCTCCAATCTATCTAAGGCATTCTTGTGAGCAAAGAGCTAGTCGAAAACGGGTTCGGTATTTCATTCAAGCCGGACCCAATCATTCCAATAGACGAATGGTCCGATACATATCGAATCCTTCCGTCCGAATCCAGCGCAGAGCCTGGGCGATATCGAACAGATCGAATGCCATATCTCAAGGAAATTGCCAGAGAGCTGTCCCCCCAATCCCCAACGCAGCGGGTCAGCGTGATGAAGGGGGTTCAGCTGGGGTTCACCGAGCTGGCAAACAATATGATCTTCACCTATGCCGACCTCTACCCCTGCCCGATGCTGATGATCCTGCCAACGGAGTCGCTGGCGCAGACCCACGCGTCGGATAAGCTCTGGCCCTCTATCGAAAAGACCCCCAGGATCGCCGAGAAAATCTACCCAAGGAAAAAAGACGGGGGATCTTCAAAGCTGGATATTCGCTTCCCAGGCGGGAACCTACGGATCGCCTACGCGTTCACCACTTCCACTTTTGCCTCTGTGTCCCGCCGGGTCGTGATAAAAGACGACCTCGATCGTTGGCCGGACGACGTAAAAGGGGAGGGGAACCCTTCGGCCCTGGCTGATAAGCGGGCCGATGCGTTCCCCAACAAGAAAATTTATGCCAACTCATCGCCTACACTGCTCAAGACATCGAAAATCTACCGCGAGTATATGGATGGCTCCCAGGCAGTTTATGACGTGCCGTGTCCGCATTGTGGGGAGATGTTTGACCTAAATAAAGATCGTTTTGTCTATGAGTGGGACACAGAACACTATAAGCTCACCGGGGCGGTGATGTGCGAGTGCCCTCATTGCGGGGAGAAGATCCCCGAAACCAAAAAGCACGTGATGACGAAGGACGGGAAGTGGCGCCACAAATATCCGGATCGGCTCCATAAAAGCTACCGCATCCCGTCGTGGTACTCCCCGTTTTTGCCCTGGACAGACATCGTGCAGGAGTACTTGACCGCGCTTAAGGTGCAGGACGAGGGCATCGTTGACGATATGAAGACCTGGGTGAACACCCGGGAAGCGTGGGTCTGGGAAGAGGAGATCCACGCCACGCAGGACATCGAGATATTGAAACTCCGGGCAGATACGCCTGAGGCGGTGGTCCCGCCGCGTACTGCGCTCCTGACAATGGCGGTGGATGTGCAGGTGGATCACTTCTGGTTCGAGATCCGTGCCTACCAATACGGAAATGCGAAACGGACGATCCGATATGGGAGGGTGGAAACATGGACCGACATCGAGGACCTTTTTCGTGCGCACTATCTTGACGAAAAGGGTCAGCCCTATGCGGTGAAAGTCTGTGCCATCGACTCGGGATATCGGACGGATGAAGTGTATGAATTTTGTGCGATGAACCTTGATGTAGCGATCCCGGTCAAGGGGGTAGAAAAGATGACGGTCCCCTACAAGGTGACGACGGTGACGAAAGAAAAGGACGGGCGGAGCTTCACCACCGGACTGAAGCTCTACCTGCTCAATACGATGTACTACAAAGATATGTTCGATGCTCAGATCAAGCGTTCCCTGGCTCTGGAGGAGAAGGGGCAGCTCCTAAGCAGTGATAACGTCGTAACGCTCCACTCCGAAGCGGACGGGACGATCGCGGAGCAGTGGACCAGCGAATACAAAGCGGAGGAGGTGAACAAAAAGACGGGTGCGGTGAAGATGTCGTGGAGGAAGATCAGGCCGAAAGCCCCGAACCACCTGTGGGACTGCGGGGTCTACAACACATTCCTGGGTGATTTGATGGGGGTGAAGTTTTTGAGGCCGAAGCCTGTCGTGAAACGGGAGAGAAAAGCGCGGGCGAGTAATCCCGCATCCAACTACATGGACGAATTTTAAGGAGGGGAAATGGCGAGACCGAGAAAGAAAAACATCTGGGAAGGGAAAATCTCAGCACACATCACGCTGAGAGAGGACACAAACCTCGTCATCGTCGAGCTTGCGAAGGATCTCAATATCTCAAAAGGGGAAGTCGTGGAGCGGGCGATCGTTGACGCCGATATGTTTAGGAAGAAGATGGAGGAGCTCAAAGAAAAAGGGTTTTTTACTTAAGTATTTTTTTTCTCATAAAGTCGGGATACTACGAAAAAAGGGGCAATAGTGGCGAGGACTCTCGGCGAACAACTCGATAACGTCCAGGAAGCCATCTTCAAATTGGAGAGTGGGCGGGCGGCATCGTATGAGATCGAGGGTCGGAAAATGACCTACCACGATCTATCTACCCTGTACCGTCGGGAATCCGATCTATTGCGCCGCATTGAAAAGTATGGCCGCGACTATATCCCCGGCCAGAACGCCAAACCACTATCGAGGATCGCGCTTGTCTCTTTTTCGTAGGCTCTTACCGAAGCGATGGCAGAAGCGCGCCTTCTACGAAGGGGGGCGCGTCACCCGCGCCAACCGTGATTTTTGGAATGCCACCAGCCCTTTCGAGGTGACGGCCTCTCCCGACCGGGATCGGCTTCGGGCACGCGCCAGATGGTTGAGAGCCAACAACCCCATTATGGCCAACATCGACCGGACCATCGTCAACAATGTCGTAGGCCACGGGATCGGGTTGCAGTCAAAGACCGGGGACACACGGGTCGATAGTGAGATCGAGGCGAAATGGAAACAGGCGGCGGGCCGTGGCGGGCTCGACATAACCGGCAGGCTCACTCTAACCGATATGCTTCGTCTCATCGTCGAAACGCGAATGGTGGACGGGGAGATCCTGGCCTACAAGCGCCTGAGTAAAGATCGAGCCAGGCCGTTTACTCTCCAACTCATCGAGGCGGACCGCTTCAATAAATTTCACGCAGATATGAACATCATCGACGGAGTGGAGATCGACGACGACGGCCGTGTCGTCGCTTATCACATTTTCGACGGCGGGGATTATCAACAGACGAGTTTTTCAGATGTCGCCCTGCCGGCAGAAGATGTGATCAACTACTACAAACAGGAGCGGGCCACCCAGTATCGGGGGATCAGCGAATATGCCCAGGCGATCATCGACATCAAGAATTTTTCAGCCTATCAGTCGGCCACTGTAGCGGCGGCCAGGGCACGGGCGAATATCGCCTACTACGTGGAGAAAGAGGGGCCCATTGGTCCATCCATAGGCGTGCATGACGACCCGGACGATACTGACCGCAAGATCCAGGAGATCAACGGGGTGATGGTTCACTACCTCGATCGCGGGGAGAAGATCGGGAAACTCGACCCGGATATGGTGGGCGACAATTACGCTAATTTCGTGCGTATGACGGTGCGGATGCTGGCCAACGCACGGAATATCAGTTATGAGCTTGCTTTCCGCGATTTCTCCCAGGTCAATTTCTCAAGCGCGAGGGCCTCTATCATTCAGGACAACAAGCGCTTCGATGCGGAACAGCGGCACCTCGTCGAGTATTTCCTCGAGCCCGTCTTCGAGGCGTGGGTCGAGGCCAATGTGCTGGCTGGCAATTTCCGCTCCATCACCCCGGCGGCCTGGGCGCGGGACAGCTCCAGATTTGTCAAACCTCGGTGGGTGATGCCAAAGCGGGAGTGGGTCGATCCGCTCAAAGATATGAAGGCAGTAGAGCTGGAGCTCAAACTTGGGCTGACGACGCGTACCGAAGTGGCCGCCAGTCGAGGTATGGACTTCGAGGAGCTGCTGATGCAGCAGAAAAAAGAGCAGGAGCTCATGAGCAAATACGGAATAGGAGGCGAGAGTGCCCAGGAGAATTGACAAGAAAAAACTGACCGAAAAGGCGATGGAGCGGCGGGCAGGTTTCGATGCGTCGTTGATCGACGTGGAGAACCGGACGATCCCGTTTATCCTGATTTCACGCGATAACGCAGGAGAGCGGGTGGACTGGTGGAGCGGTGAGACCTACATCGAACAGCTCGACCCCAACGGGGCGAATACCGAGCGGCTCAAGACCTTTTTCAAGGACCACAACCGCTCCGTGGATTCGGCGATCGGGAAAGTGCAGAACGTCCGCGTAGAAAACGGGGAGCTCAAAGCCGATGTGGTCTTCGGTCCCTCTCCCGAAGCCGAGGCGGTCTTCGAAAAATATCGCGACGGCATCCTCACCGATGTCTCCATCGGCTACCGGGTCAACACCGTCACCCTCGAAGAGCGAAAGGACGAGCCGGACATCGTAACGATCACCGACTTCGACATCCTCGAGCTTTCGGCGGTGGGGGTCGGTTTCGATCAGGGCGCGACCGTGGGTCGTCAACTCAATACACAAGGAGAAAACATGACAAAAGAACAGATCGAACGCCTCCGTGATCTGGAGGCGATGAAAGAGCGCAACGAGGAGCTGGAGCGTGAGCTCCAGAGCCTCCGCGCATTGGCCGCAAAATCCGAAGAGGGCGACGATCAGATCCGTGCCGAACTGGACGAGATGAAGCGGCGCGAAGCGATCCGCGACATCGCTACCAAATTCGCGGCCGATCAGGAGACCCTGGAGCGGTTTTTGAGCGACAAGACCAAAACCGCCAACGACCTGAGCATGCACCTGCTGGAGCAGCGCTCCGCCCAGCAGCCCAGAGTCCACGCCGGACGCAATAGTGATCAGCGCCACGACGATATGGTCCGCGCGATGGCTGACGGCCTGCTGATGCGCCACGGTGTCACCCCCAAAGACGCGCATAAAGACGCAGAGATGTTCCGGGGAATGAGCGTGCAGAATATGGTGCGCCAGATCTCCGGTCTTGGACTCACCGCGAGCGAGCAGGATCTCGTCCGGGCAATGACCACCAGCGACTTCCCCAAGATTTTGGCAAACGTCCAGAACAAGGTGGTCCAGGAGTCCTTCGAGTCCGCGCCCGTCACGTTCCGCGAGTGGACGCAGGCGGTCGAGTTCCGGGACTTCAAACCTCGCACCGAGGTCAGAAAGGGTAGCTTCGGCGCAGACTTCAAGCGGGTCAAAGAGCTGGGTCGGACACAGTATGTCGAAAAGGGCGAAACCGGACTGACCTGGGGGATCGAGAGCTTCGGAGCCCGCTTCGCGTTTACCCGGGAGCTGCTTATCAACGATGATCTCTCTATCTTCATCGACGATCTGCGCGATATGGTCGAGCAGGTGGCCGTGTTCCAGAACCGCCGCGTCTACCAGATGCTTGAAGGCACCGGCGAGTACAAGGACTACACGATGGAGGATGGCAAGCCGATCTTCGATGCAGCTCACAACAACTATGATGCCAGCGGTGCCGCCCCAAGTGTCTCCACCATCTCGGCTGCGCGTACCCGGATGATGCGGCAAAAAGATTTCGACGGTCGCCAGCTGCGCATCCTGCCCAAATTCGTCATCGTGCCCCCCGAGCTCGAGACTGCGACCTACCAGCTGCTCAACTCCACAGCCAACCCCGAGGCGAACAACTCCGGCACCGTCAACCCGGTCCGCAACCTCTATACGCCCATCACGGATATGGAGCTGAGCAATCCCGATGCCTGGTACATGGCTGCCGCACGCAAGACGATCAAAGTCGGATATCTCCAAGGCTCCAATCAGCGGCCCATCGTCGAAGAGGTTGGGCGCAGCCCCATCGACGGTATCGAGTATCAGTTGGTCTTCGACTTCGGCCTTGTCGCCGAGGATTTCCGTGGACTCTACAAGAACGCAGGTACGTCAACCAAATAAGGGGTGAAAGATGACAAAACAAGCACGAATCACACAGCAGGCTGATCGCGTCCAGATGACGCTGAACACCGACGTAGCCGTCGGGGATATGGTCGCCATCGGAGCCGATCGGATCGCCGTTGCGGGCACCACCGCCCTGGCAGGCGAAGAGAATGTCTACTACGTGGGCGATGTGGTCGTAGAGGCCACCGCTTCCGAGGCTATCGCCGTTGGGGATACCGTCTATCTGACATCTGACGGGAAAATCTCCAAAACCGCTGACGGCAATACCCGCGCGGGCTTTGCCGTTTCCGCTGCGGCCGCTGCAGGGGATAGCGTCTCTTTTGTTCTGAACGGATAAGAGATGCGTACCGTAACGCTCAAAGAGCCTCGCATCATCGCGGGTCGGGAGATGTCGGGCGTCGTCACGCTCCACGACGATCTGGCCGCGCGGCTCATTTTGGCCGGGCTTGCTAATGATGAAGTCATCAAGCCTGGTGACGGCTTGGAGGATCTGACCGTCAAAGAGCTCAAGGCCCTGGCAGAAGAGCGGGGCATCGATCTCAGCGACGCCAAAAAGAAACAAGAGATCATCGAGGCCATCCGTGGCGTTCAAAGATAACCTGGGAGAGGACATCGACACATTCCTCTCCCCCGACGATTTCGGTGAGAGCGCCGCAATCGACGGCAAAACGGTCAACGTCCAATTCTTCGAAAAGAGCGATCTTCTTTTTGAATATCGACAATCCAGCTACGACTCACCGAGCGGCGGGGTTGAATCCGCCTCCCCATTCATCCTGGCGAAAAGATCGGATATCCCGGACATAAAAACCGGGGACACGATCACGGTCAGAGGCACGCAATACGCGGTGAATGACATCCAGTATAAGCGCTCCGACATTGTGAAGCTGGTGCTAACTGAGAGACGGGACAAACCGTTTAATACTTAAGTATTTTTTTTCTCGAAAAACAGGGAGAATAAACAATGACACGACGGCAAGAGGTGATCGACGCGATCAAGACAAGGATCTCGGCGATCAGTCCAGAGGCTGGAAACAGCTACACGCCCAAAGCTTACGAATGGATGGTGGGCCCGCTGGAATATGCGGACCTTCCGGCGGTCATTGTCCGGGATACGTCAGATGACGTGAGCGACAACGGAGACGGCTCGATGGGCCACTCCCTGAAAGTGGAGATCGAGCTCTATGTAGCCGATGCCGACGCTGAGCGAATGCGCGGAATGGCCCAAGAGCTGCTGCGCGCTTTGAGGGTCGAGGATTTCGGCGATCCGGTGCCGGTGGGCGACTTTTTTCAGCTCACCGGCGTGGAGATGGAGCTTGAGCAGCTCGAAAAAAAGGTAGGTGTCGTTCGCATCGACACTACTGTGAAATACCAGACCCTTGATTGGAGTCTGTAATGGAGAATGGATCAATGCCTCACAAGGACCCCACATCATATTCCTGGATCACTTATGCCTGGGTTATCGCCCTAGCGACGTGGGGCGGCGTAACGCACAACATTCGCAAACTTCGCACAGGGATGATTACCAGATTCAGTATTTCTGAACTCGTCGGAGACATTGCAATCAGCGGGTTTATCGGAGTTTTGACGTTTTGGCTCTGTGAAGCGGCTGGGTTTACGGAGCTTTGGACCGCTTTTTTGGTCGGCATCACGTCGCATATGGGCACCCGCGGGCTTATGGCCCTCGAAGATATGGCGGCGAAAAAGATCGGAGTGAGCGCCCCACCCAGAAAGGACGGGGAAAATGATTAATCTCCGGCTACTTATGTATGGAGTAGCCGCTACGATCATTTTTGCTATTGCCGGCCGCTATATGTGGCTCAGCCACGAGGTGGAAGAACAACGCAAAAACAACGAGGCGCTGAAGCTGGACCGTGACAATTCGGTCATTTCCGCCAGGGCAAAAGCCCAAATCGAGGCAGAAGACAAAAGGGTGAGAGATGAGATCAATCGCACTATCGGTGATCGGGTTGATTATGACCGGCTGTGGTAATACTCCGCGCCCGGTCCTCCACCCCGTCGTCCCAAAACTTCGGGGTCCCGTCAAATGCGGCGATATCAGAATCGAGCGGCAGAATGGGCATGTCGTCGTCAATCAAGACGACGCAAAGTGCATCGACGCGGCCCTTCGTGTTTGTATCTCTGACCGCAAAAAACTCATCTATGCAAATAGAGCAAATGTTGCGCAAATGAAGCGCGCGATGGGAAAGCGATAATGTTCGGAACCGTCTGCGAGATCGACAAAGAGCGCGGCTTCGTCAAGCTCGACGTGCTGGGCCGGGTGACGAATTGGCTCCCCTGTGTCCAAAGCACGCCTGCTATTGGGCAGCAGGTGGCGTTCATCGAATATGACAATGACGGCACCGGGGTCGTCCTGGGCTCTCTTTCCCGCACAGACGGCTCACCTGTGTCTCTCCACATCGGGGGGATAGACGTGAGCATCGACGGGGCGACGATCACGGTAAAAGCAGACACCAGCTACACCGGGGATATCGCCATCAAAGGCAATGTGAGCATCGACGGCGATCTCACACTCACCGGCGGGGTTACGGATAGCCGTGGCGACCTGACAAACTTTAGCACAACAGATGGAGCGAAACGAGCATGATGATCGATGTAGTGGGTGCCACGCAGCAAGCCGGATACATCATCGACCCTGCCGAGGAAATTTGCAGGGTGCTCATCACCCGCAAAGGCTCCATCCCGATGAATCCCGGCTATGGCTCCGATCTATGGAAATACCGCGACCGGATGCCCATCGGTGAGGTGAAACTCGGGATCATCGCCGAAACCTACGAGGCGATCGAAGCCAACGTCTCACGCGTGCGGCCGATCCGTGTGCAGGTCAACGGCGACAGCTCCGGTAAATGGTCGCTGAAAGTCTGGGTAGAGGAGGTGCGCAATGTCGCTGCCTGATCTGGTACCTCCTCTCAGCTATGAAGAGATCCTGGAGGCGAATGTGCGCCGGGCCAAGGAGATGCTGCCCGGATACATCCCCGCGCAGGGGGATGATGTGATGCTTGTTCTCCAGGCGTTCAGCTATCGGGAGCTTCTGCTGCGCAATTTGATCGATCAAAACACCCGGGCGAACTTCCTCAGCACCGCAGAGGGGGCCTATCTGGATCATCTGGCAGAGACCCGCTACGGGCTTTATCGGCTCCAGGGCTCGAAGCCCTACACGACGGCGACATTTTCGCTCTCTAAGCCCCTCGATTACGACGTGGTGATCCCAGAGGGCTATCAGCTCACCGAGGATGGTGGGATCTATTTCGCTCACACCGCGACCGAAGCGGTCATCAAAGCGGGGGAGACGGAAACCACGGTGACGGTGATCCTCGACAAAGAGGTTGCGTCCAGCCCGGTGAAAACAGAGATCCCCGTGTCCCCGTTGCCCTATCTCTCCGTCAAACAAAACGGCGACTACGACCACGGCGGAGATCCTGAGACGGACGAAGAGTTTAGAGAGCGCATCCGCGTAAGCCTCTCGGACAAATCAACAGCCGGGGCGAAAAACACCTACATCAGCTACACGCTGGGAGCCGATGAGCGAATCAGCGACGTGACCGCCTATATGCCCTCTCCCGGGGTGGTGCGGGTGATCTATTATGCGCCGGAAATGGACAGCGTGATGCAGAGCCGCGTTGTCGAAGCACTCAACGCCGACGACGTGCGGCCTCTCACCGATCAGGTGCAGGTGGCCTCCGCCACGGTCGTCACCGTTGATGTGACCGCCAAACTCTACACCCGCCGCAATGTAGACCGGGCCAAAGCGGTGGCGGCGGCTACGGAGAGTGTCACCGCGCTTTTTGCCAATCCCCAGATCGGGCGGGACGTGCCCATATCTCGGATCATCCGGGCATTGATGGTGGATGGTGTGGAGGATGTGGAGGTCACGGCCCCATCCGGCACGCTGACAATCGGCACGGAAGAGGTGGCGGTGCTGGGAAATGTGGGCATATCAGCAGAGGAGAGTGGCGATGTGTACTGATCTGCTGCCTCTCAACATCGACCCGAGAATCAACACGCTTGACCGTTTGGGCTGTGAGCGGCTCGAAGCTCTCCAGATCGCGGCAGATGAATTGCTGAACATCGGCGATCCGATGCGGGTGGACGCGCGCTATCTCGATGCTCTGGCTGAAGATATGCAGACCTATTTTCTCACCGGGGAGGAGGCGGAGGATCAGAAGCGTCGGGCGATCGCCAATAGCTTTCAGATCCACCGCAAAAAGGGCACGCCGTGGGCGCTGACGCAGGCGTTTGGAGCGCTTGATATGGGGGCGAGAATCGAGGAATGGTTTGACTACGACGGAGAGCCCTACCATTTTCGACTCGATTTGTCACCAACCGACAAACAGATCACGATCGAATTGCGCGACAAGCTGCTCGAATCGGTGAATGACCTCAAAAATGTTCGTAGCACCATCGATGAGCTGGTGCTCTCATATCTCAATGTCCATACCGTTGCAGTATCTGCTGGGGCCGTCGGGGAAAGTTGCTCGACCGCTGAGCCAATCAATGGCTACACAATAGAAGCCGCTTCCACCCTGAGCGCCTATGCCGGCGCGGTGGGCGAGGCATCAATTACAATCCGAGGAGGAGCCTATGAGTAACCCAGTCGGGCAGACATTGATCACGGCGGACGGGATTAACGCGCTTGAGCAGGCGCACGGAACGGGGAGATCGATCAAGCCCAAATATTTCAGATTTAGCGACGTCTCTGTCTCGGCACTCGATCCGATGATGAGCGCCGCAGACTTCAACGGATGGATCACGCGGGACATTTCGCTCTATCGCCAGATCGCCGACGATACGATCGAATTTGTCCTGGATGTGGAGCCGACCGAGGCGGCGTATTATGCGAAATTGGCGGGGATTTTTCTCGATGACGGCACACTTTTTGCGATTGCGAAACCTCCGTTCCCGTTCCCGCCGATGCTGCGTCAGACCTTCAAGATTCAGCTCAGCTACCAGAACGCCAGCGAGCTGATGGATTTTCGGTATTTGCCCCACTATGAGACGGAGCAGGATCTAGCCCTGCTCGACGTGTCGGTCACGCTGGGGCTTCAGACCATTGAGAACGCCCGTGAGATCGGGCTACTCAAATCAAAATTAGGAGCTAATTGATGAATCTCGTGGATTTGCAGCAAAAAATCGACAACTACGTGAGCGTTGTCAGCTCGTGGGTGAGGAATGTGGGGAAATTGTATTTTTCCTCCACCCCGGAAAATGTCGATGTGAAGCTCATCGACGATAGCGGTGCGGTTGTCACTAGAACAATGCCCAATGTGGCTCAATTCAGGAAACGCGTGTGGGACGATGTAGGTGGCGCGCTGGGACAGTTCGATAGGACGTTCTATGTAGATGCGGCAAACGGCAGTGACGACAATGATGGAAGTAGCGGCACCCCCTTCCAAACCATCAAAAAAGCTTGTGACAGTGTGCCGGTCGGGGGGCACGGCAGAATTGTTTTGAGAGAAAAACAGACTCATTATATTGCTGAGGGCATCGTTACGACGAACAAAATCCTCGAATTTGCCACGTGGATGGAACAGTCTGATAGCAATGACAATGCGTGGATCGAAAATATCCCGTCAGACGACGGGAATGGCAATACCCGGACCACCGGATTCATCCAAAAGGGCGGGTGCCACATTTTTGGGAACGTCAACATCCGAACCGCAAATTATGCCGACGGCACAACCGGGTTGAGCATTATTGAGGGACTATATAGACGGGCCGACAACGGAACGTACAACACTATGTTCTACGACTGTGCGATCGAATTGGGTGATACAAATCTGATTCACGTGCCCACGGGTCCGAACGCCACGACTCATGCATATTTGTATGGCTCTGAAATCACAAGGAATGGGCCGAATAGAGATGCATATTTGATCCAGAATGACGCGGGGAGCATTGTCGTCAACACACACGCCTCTTCGTACAAACTGAGTGATGGCAGTGATGGAAGTCTGGTGGATTTTGTGGCGGGACAAATTGTCAAAGATGCGAACGGTGTGCCGCTGAATATCGTGTCAAACGTAAGTTTTGAATAAGGAGAGGTAATGATTAAAATCATCAAAATCGGCGATCTCGTCTATCAAAATATCGGGGTCGAGTCCGGTGAGGGAAATGGGCAGTGGAATATCCCGAAAGAGCTGGAAGAGCTGAGGGGCTGCACAATTGACACGATCAATTGGCTGATCGGTCAAGAGGTGAAAAAGGCGTCCGGCGGGGAGTTTGTGAAAATGAGTGCGGCTAACTCAAAAGCGATCACGCTCATCGTCAAAGCGATTGACGGAGCCGCCGACAAGAGCAATTTCACCAAGAACGAGAAGGTGGCGTGGGATGCGATGCTGTCATTGGCAGAAGGAGGGTATTCGGATAGTGAGCTACTTGTGCAGAGTTTGACAGCAGTGACAAAAAACATTCAGATCTACTCGCAAAAAATCAAGCAGGCGCTGGCCGCAACTACAATCGACGAGCTGATCGAAATCCTGGAAAATCTTCAACAAGGGGGGAGAAATGAAAATAAAACTGAAAAACCCGTTTAGCTTAAACGGGCAACGGCTGGAAGCGGGAGAGCACGAGCTGCCCGATCATATCGCCCAGGCGTTGATCGAGCGGGGCGTGGCGGTGGAGGTAAAGCCTCCCAAAAAAAACAGAGGAGGTAAATAATGGATCTCAATTTTGGAATCAACGGCGGGATCTCCGTTGAAGCGGCCCGCCCGGTCGTCGTCGATAGCAAAACGCCGATCGGGGTGGTCATCCCTATGGGCAGCGCTGCCGATCTGACCTACTACAACGGGCCGAAGGAATGGAAAGACTATCTGATCAGCCAGGGCAAAACCAGTGACGATCTCGTCTATCAGACCGCCGCAGCCCTTGAGTTGCAAAACGTCAATGCGAAGATCATCGTCGCCTATGTCGCCGAAGATTCGGACGCGGCGACGCAGAAACAGAACATCCTCGACGGACTGGACCTGCTCAAGTCGTCTCCGTATGACGACCGGGTGCTCGATCGCCCCGATCTGATCATCGTGCCCCAATACTCCTACGATACGGATGTGGCGGCGAAGATGGACTCTGTGGCGGCGAAACTCCGGGCGACCGGGATCGTGGATGTCAATGCCAAAGACGAGGCTGAAGCCACGGGCTTCAGCCAAAATTTCGGCACGCGGCACCTGACTTTTTACCGGGGGCCATATAAGGTCGAAGGCAAGCTCTACCCCGCCTCTGCACTTATGTCTGGGCTGATCGCCTATTGGGACGCTGGCGGGGACAACGGTTTCGACGAGTTCGGCTATGCGCGCTCCCACTCCAACCGGATCGTCAAAGGGGTATCCGGTTCCGAGGTGCCCATTGAGTATTTCGACGGGCAGGACTGCGAAGCGCGGCGCCTGCGTCAAAAAGGTATCGGAGCGATCGTCCAGGATGTCGGTTGGAGGAGCTACGGTTTCGAGACCACCGACATCGATCCCATTTGGCAGAGCCTGGAGCGGGTGAGGACGTTCTACCGCTGGCTCGATGCGGTCATGAAAGCCAACAAGTGGGCGCGGGATAGAAGCGCGGATCAGCTGATCTGGGTCAAGAAAACCTGTAGCGAGTTCTTCAAGAAGCTCACGGGGGCAAATATTGCCCTGGGTTACGAGATCTATCTCGATCCCAGCCGCTGCGACGTGACCGCCGGGAAGTTCACCTTTGTTCTCAAGACCGCCAATATGCCCGCGATCCGCGAGCTGAACTTCGAGCTTGTCTTCACCGACCAATACAACGACGCGCTGATCAACTGGATCAACGCTGCTTAAAAGGAGAGCTAAATGGACAGAGCAAATCTGAGACACATTCTGCGGGGACGTAACGTTTTCGTGCAGGGGGTCGGTTTCGTCGGTACCGTCGGGGACGTTGAGCCTCCGGTAGTCAAATTCAAGCAGGCAGAGGATGGCAACCTGGGGCGGAACATCGATTCCGGGCTGCTGGAGCCGATGGAGTGCAAGCTGACGATCTTCGATCTCAACCCGGTGATCTTCGAAGCCGTGGGCAAACGTCTGGGAGAGCTGGCTTCTTTCGTCATCAAAAGTTCCATCGTTTCCGGGAGTAAAGAGATTCCCGTTTATTTCGAGGTGGGAGCCCACGTGACCGAGCAGGAGTGGGAGAACCTCAAAGAGACGGGCAAAGAGACCGGGATCAACCTGACGCTCAACGTCGTCCAGTACAAGCTGGAGATCGACGGCAAAGAGCACTATGACATCGATGCGGACCGCTACATCTGCAAGATCGACGGCAAAGATCATTTCGAGAATCTGCGTAAGCAGATTATGTAAGGAGACACTATGGGAACAATCAAGGTATCACTGCCGGAGCCGATGACAATCGACGGCAAAGAAGTGCGAGAGCTGGAATTTCGGGAACCCCTTGGGGCGGATATCGAAGGGCTGATCGGGACTGAGAGTCTTGGAAAATCCGTGACGAAGCTGGCATCTTCCCTTTGTACCAATATCCCGCTGAGCGAAGATGAGATTCGGGCGATGAGCGCCAAGAACTATCTGTCGGTTTCTGAGGTTATGATGGGTTTTTTGGGATAGATTGGGTGGAGTTGAGCGGAGTGATTGGGCACGTCCTGCATTTTGACTATGCGTCGATGCTGGGGATGTCTCTCACACTCCTTCTTCAGTTCTATGAGAAGGCCGGGGAGATAGTTCGTGCCAAAACTGAACCGTCCGATATATAGCGGCGATCACTCCATAGCCGAGAGTGCCCCAGAGCACCCAAACACCAACGGTGTCCGATCCAGTCGCCCAGGCGGCGATGGCCATAAAGATAAAGGCCAAAATCAGGATCGTGAACCAGAGTGCGAACAAATCAAAAATGTATCGAATAGCTTTCATTCGATCAGTATAGCATAGAGGAGGATATATGAGCAAAATGATGGCTCTCGGAATCATTCTAAGCGCCAAGGATATGGCCTCTTCTGTGCTAGGGAAAACATCCAAAAACATTCTCAAGCTCCAAAAAGACAGCGAAAAGTTCAAAAAGAAGTTTGGCTCTATCGCTAAAACGATGGATCAGCTCAAGCACAAGCTCCAGGAAGTGGACCGTGCCCGAAAGCTTTTGGGGAATAGGCAACTCAGGCTCAAGCAGGATCTCGACGCCGGGAAGATTTCAGCCGAGCAGTTCGCTCAAAAGATGCGGCGGCTCAATCAGATAGAAAGTATACTCAATAGCCGTCGGCTTAGGCTGACGAACGAGCTCAAGAAGGCCAGGAACGAAGCCGGTAGAGTTGACCGGAAAATGAAAGATCTTCAGCGCCGGATCAAGATCATCAACGGACTTGGGAAAGCATCCAGAATCGCCACCTGGGGCGGGACGGCTGCCCTGGGAGTCGGAGCCGCCACAAAAGGATGGTCCGAAGCTCCCATTCGGGCTTTCACTGAGTTGGAGGACGCGCAAACCCAGCTCAAGATCGCCCTGATGAACAAAAACGGCAACGTCTCGAAGAATTTTGCAGAGATCAACAAGCAGGCGCTTGAGCTGGGGAACAAGCTGCCCGGCACCACCGCCGACTTTTACAAGATTGCCACGGTACTCAAATCGTTAGGGGTTAGCGAAAAGAGTATTACAGGGGGCGTGCTGAAATCCTCGGCATATCTGGCTGTCGTACTCAAGGGAATGGGGGTGAGCTATGAAGAGGCGGCAATGTCGGCTGCCAAATTCAAGCAGGCTCTTGGGGTTGACGATAAAAATATGCTCAAGTTTATGGACGATATCCAGCGCATGAGCTATATGGGGGTCTCCCTGACGGAAATGCGCTACGGCTTCTCAAAAATGGGGGCGGTTCTCCAAGGACTTGGGATCAAGGGGCTGAAAGCTGCCAAAGACATTGAGCCCTTTGTGGGAATGTTGATCCGGGCAGGATACAGCGGGGAGACGGTCGGAACGAACCTGGGAGCGGCAATCAAGCGGGCAGTATTGCTCAGGGGGAGCAAGCTCGAAAAGAAAATCCGTAAAAAGTTCCACATTCGTTTCCACTTCACCGACCATAAGGGCAAATTCATCGGTATGCACAAAATGCTTGAGCAGCTCGAGCGGAAAATGCGGCACTTGAACGCCACGCAGAAACAGCAGCTTATCAGCATGTTGTTCGGTACCGGAGAAGCTGGATCGATGTTTTCAAAGATCCTCGCTGAGGGAACAGAGGGAATACGGAAGTTCGAAGAGGAAATGCGCCGACAGGCCGACATCAGGCAACGCACAGAAGCCGGCTTACGAACACTCTCCGCGAAGTGGGAAGCCTTTACCGGAACGATGGAGAATGTCCTGGCAATCATCGGCGAACAGGTCTCCCCAATTCTCAAGAAGATCACCGATAGGCTTGGGGAATTTGCCGATTGGCTTACGAAGCTCAAAGATACAAGCCCCGGGCTGGTGAAATGGGCCTCGATCGCTGTCGTGGGATTCAGCTCCGCCGCTACCGCTCTCGGGGTTTTGGGGCTGGGTATCGGGTTGGTACTCAATGGGCTCAAAACGATCGCCGCACCGATTTCCGGGACGGTGGGGCTCATCCGGCGGCTCATCGGGCCTGCAAACGCCGCAAAGGGTGCCACATGTGCTCTTGGCGGGTGTGCCGGAGAAGCCGCCGGAAAAATGGGCAAACTTAACAGTAAAGTCAGGACAGCACGTGGGCTCTTCTCCAGCCCGCTTACTCTGACCGTAGCATTGGTAGGTGCTACAGCCGTCATTGCAGGGCTAAATAAGATCGCAAAGAGTTCCCACCAGGCAATCATGGATAAGCGGAGCATCGCTCCCAGAGCTGCAAACATCAAAGCGCTCGAAGAGAAATACAAACGGCTCAAGGAGAGGCTGGCGGCCGCGAAAGGCGAGGACGGCTTCCTTACCAGGCTGGGCGAGAGCTTCCTCCACGGGAGCAATGACAATGCAAAAATCAAACAGCTTGAAAAACTGGTAGAGCGAACGAAGCACAATCTGGATATCGCGCGTCAGGCGGGCAAAAAGATAGCTGCTCCTGCCGCCGTGGTTACAGCCGCCGTAGCAAGTCCGCTCCCCCCATCGCCATACAAACCTGCACCGGTTGTACAGCGTGTCGCTGCAAATATGGGGCGAGCACCGAAGCAAGTGCAACACAATGAGAATCATACGTACAACATCTCCGTAACGATTCACGGCTCGACTATCACAAAATCTGATGTAGAAGCTGCCATAAGCCGCGTAATGAGAGACGCCGCCTACCACTCCAAGCAAAGGACAATGAGTGATCTGTAGCATCGGAGGATTCGTTTTTGAAGCGCACGACGTGACGGGACTGGGGATGTCGAGTAACGCCCACTTTGGGGAGTACAAGCCCTATGGCGACGATCCCCACTACCACAATACCCAAGGCTCCACCAAGACCATCGCGATGTCCGGGCGGTATGTCGCCGCCTCGAACTCCAGGGCTCTGGCGCTCGAATCGATGCTCAAATCCAAAAACCCCACCCGCTTCACGATGGCGACGGGGGAGAGCGAGCGGGTGATCATCACCGACTACCGGATTAACCGAAAGGATTTCGTCAGTCATTCCGGCGCGGTCTCGATGGATATTTCGGTAACGATGAAGCGGGTCAGCGGCGGCGGGCTGGGAATACTCAGCATCTTGGGAGGGCTCCTTGCGCTGGTATAGATTGGATTACGACATGAGGGCGGATCAGGTCTCGATGGATGTTTTCGGCACGGTGGATTACACGGAGAAGATCCTCCGGCTCAACCCCGAGACCCACAAGATGCCTATCATCCCGGCCGGGACGCTCCTTAAACTGCCCGAGAGAGAGGAGAAGCAGGCAAAAGGGGTGAATCTATGGTCGTAACTCCGTTTATTCAAGTGCTGGGGGCCTTGGTAGCCACCGGGGTCTCGGAGGTTTCGGTGACGGACAACATCGACGACGAATCCGACAGCCTCTCCGTTGTTTGTGAGTTTTCCAGTGCGACGATCGCCCAGGAGATGACCGTTACGGCGCTGGCAGGCTATCAGGAGGGCGCGTTGTGGCCCCTGGGGAGCTACAACCTGCAATCGATCGAGCCGGAGAATGATCGGGAGCGGCTGATCTTCACTAGCGCGGCTTTTTCCGACGAGATGAAAAAGAAGCGCGACAAGAGCTATCAGAAGCTCACCCTCAAAGAACTGGTGGGCAAAGTGGCGAAGCGCTACGGATTGCAAGTAAAGTGTGATATGACGCATCAGCTCGAACACGTGGACCAGAAGAACGAGAGCGACGTGGCTTTGCTCAAGCGGTTCGCCGACAAATACAACGCCATTTTCAACGTCAAAAACAGCACGCTGATTTTCCTCTCAAAGAAGTCCGATGCCCTGCCTTATTTTGTGATCAACGCAATGCAGGCGGAGAAGTGGCATTTTCGACAGTCGCGGAAATTTTATTACAACTCGGTCCGGGCCAAATACCACGATCCGAAACGGAACAAAAAGGTTGAGATCGTGGTAGGTAAAGGAGCCCCGGAATATCACATGGAGATCCAGGCGAAAAACAAACAGGAGGCCAAAGACCTGGCGACGGCTAAGCTCGAAAAACTCCAGGCAAAAAGCCGCACCGGGTCGGTGACGATCGAGGGGCAGAACATCATCGCCGGAGGGAAGGTGACGTGTGTGGGGTTCGGCAAAGCCGACGGAGAATATCTCATCACAAGGGCCGTGCATAAAGTGGGTGAGAAATTCACTTCGACCGTTGAACTTGAATGGGCAATCTAAAGCAGGAGGCAATATGACGAGCGTAGTCAATCAATTCGGGCGGTACCTGGACGGGCGGCATCGTGACGAGATCATCGCAGCTTGGCAGAAAGGGGAGAGTGCGGTAGTCATCGAAGGGGTGCGGCTCGATATCGTATCATCCGATAGAGATGCTGCCGGGAATCTGGTTATCAGGGTGGAGGTGTGCCTATGAGCCTGATCGAAACGCTCCATAACCCTGGTAGCCGTCTACTCGTGGAGTGGGGTGATGAGGACAAAATCCGGCTGATTCAAAAAGCGCTCAAACTCCTGGGCAAAAACATCGCCATCGATGGAGAGTTCGGTCCGATAACCGCCGCCGCTATCAAGAGCGTGAACAACCGCGCCCTCTGGCAAACGATCTGGGAGATCGAGCATCCTCCCGACGTGCCGGGGCATCTTCCTACGTGGCTCCAGATCGCCATCAAAGAGATAGGAGTCAAAGAAATTCACGGCCCGACCCACAACCCGCGCGTACTGGAGTATATGCACGCCACGAAGTGGGGCAAATGGGTCAAGGACGACGAGACCCCCTGGTGTGCCGGTTTCGTCGGCTGGGTGATGGTGCAGGCGGGATATGGCGATCAGATCCCGGATTACTCTTTGGGAGCCAAAAGCTGGCTCCATTTCGGAAGGTCGGCCCACCGCCCTGTACTTGGGGCTATTGCGGTCAAGAGCCGCAAAGGAGGCGGACACGTCGGCTTCGTCGTCGGGGCAACGCCTGACGGCAAATATCTCTACATCCTGGGAGGCAACCAGAACGATGCCGTCTGTGTCAAAAAATACCCGGCTCACGTATGGATAGATTTTCGCATCCCCGATGACTACCATCCCGAGAGCTTCGAGCTCGCAGAGTGGCACGGGGTCGCCGGGCTGGGAGGCAAGGAAGCGTGAGCCCCTACGAAAATCTCCACATCTGCCCGCTCCCTGGCCACCGCTACAAACTGCTGAAACCGTTTGACTGGCTGGGGGTCAGCGTCCCGGCCGGGTACCGCACCAATGGCGCCGATGTTCCCCGGCTGTTATGGAGCATTTGGCCGCCAAATCAAAGCGACTATCTGCCGGCGGTGGTCCTCCACGATTACCTGTGCGACCTGGGCGAATACGAGAGAGCGGATCGTGTGCTGTATCGTGCTCTGAGGAGGTTGGGAGTAGGAGCGTGGACGGTGAGGTTGTGGTATGCGGCGGTGAGAGGGTATCACCGTGTCAAGTATGGGCCGCGCCCCACTTGTCAAGATCAAACGCATCCCCAAGCTGACTCATAAGCCGAGCCAGAGATTTGCCCCCGCCTTTTTCCGCTTCTTTCCAGAGACTTTTGTCAATCTCAAGCGGGGCGACATAAAAATGGCGCACTCCATCGTCGTCTTTTTTGTCGAACCCCAGGGAAACCATCTTGTCGCAAATCAGAAATGGAGCGGTCGGCTCTTCTGAGATTTTGACCACGATATTGGGATGGGTGGCCTTGCCGCTCTGGTAGTCGATCTCCCAACCGCGATGCTGGCGCTCGTAATATTCACGCATCGCATAGTAGCGGCGCTGCTGCTCTACGCTCCCCTTTTTCCATTTTGTGATTGTGTCTTCGGAAAGCCCGAAATATCGGGCGATGTCTTTTTGTGTGATTTTCATATAGCAACCTTTCTCAAGGCTTTCCGGGCCTGCTCTTCGCTCAAACCGCCCTTTACGCTGGCAATCGAGAATTTGGATATACGCTCGATCTTGTTGCCATACTCATCATAAATCCTTGGGTAGTCTTCGGCATGGATGACATGGATATAGGGGCTGTATCCGTCGCTCTCTTCGAGGATATAGTAGGCCCCGTCCTCAGTCTTATACCCACGGTAAAGCCACTTGTCCTCTTTGCCGTAACCCAGGCGATCTTTATTGCGAATCAGTTTCATCTCATCTCCTTTATTCTTTATATACCGTAGTATATCCTATATAATCGGATTTGTCAAGTGAAAATCAGATAAAATCGGAAAATATTGTAAAAAATCTGAACATATGGGATTGTTTGGTGGGGTTGGCACAATGTGACCAAATTGTGACTATCCCAGCCCCTCCAACCACTGAGCCCACCATTCTACCAATTTGCGGCGCTCATCGAGATATTCGGCCCGGTTGTAGGCCCGACTAACCTCGGAGCCGATGTTCCCAGGCTGTTATGGAGCGTGTGGCTACCAAATCAAAGCGACTATCTTCCCGCCGTGGACTGTGAGGCTGTGGTATGCAGCAGTAAAAGGGCATCATCATATATACTACAAGTGAGACTCCACTATACGTATCGCTTCTGTCAACTTCGATAGTTTTTGCTGACATTTGCATAGATCAAGCAGTGCCTCAAGGTGTGCTTTTGCATGTGGCGGCAGTTCCTCAGCCCAACGGCGTAGAGTCGCCGGGCTGACACCCATCTTTTTTGCAAGCTCGATCTGGGTAAGACCGAGAGCCCCTTGTACTTCCTTTATGAGGCTTGACATAGTTCTCCTTTTTTGATATCATTTCGCTACGCATCCGGGTTCCCTATGGGATTTGGAACGAAAACGCGCGAACATTGCGTTCCGCCCGGATGCGATCAGCCTTCGGGCCAACCGGGTGCAAAGCCCGGGTAACTTTTTCCGAATCCTCATATCACCAAAGAATCGCGTCTATCAACTCAGCCAGATTTTCATCACTCATACTCTGGTCATACTTGCTCATGAGCTGACATCTTGCAGGACCATAATTTCTGTCAGACTCGTAGCATCCCCAAAAATCATCGCCGTCCCGGGCGACAAAATATCTGTCGTCTTTTCCCTCTATTTCTCTGACAATTTCGACGTCAGTAGAGAAATTGAAAAACTCTTCCTTCCAGTTTGATCCATCCCAGTATCTGATGCCAATATTGTCGTAGTCCCAGAAATAGGGGTCGTCCCCGACCTTAGAATCGCTATCGTCTGTGAAAATCACGATATATTCCCCTTCTTTTGGCTCTTCAAAATAACCTTCAAATGGGAATTCTTCTACGTTAATGGCATGTTCCATCATGATGTTGTCGATCTCATCACGTGAAAGCCTGCCAAGGTCCTCCGCCTGCAACCCAGCTCGATTCAGATCCTCTTTTTTGGCTATGACAACCTCGTCCATGTCATCTGCCCAAAACGCTCTCTTGGGGTCGTCGCAGAAGACCCCTCTATCATCATTGTAACAAATCGTTCCCTTCATCATCACCTCTCCTTTAATTTATTTATACCCTAATTATAGCTCAAAATGAGCTGTATGTCAAGGGGAAAACATTCAAAATGCACGAAAAACAATAAAAAAGCGGACGTTTTGGCTTTTCGAGCCTGTATCCTGATTAGGATACAGGCACACTGTGACCAAATTGTGACTATATTGTGTCGGCTATGGTCACATTGATTTGATCGTGCCCCGAGAGATCGGGGGGGCTTGGGAGGGTGCTTACAGTCTTGGGGTGGTAGAGGTCGCAACTAGGCCAGCCCCTCTAGCCACCCAGCCCACCATTCCACCAGTTTGCGGCGCTCATCGAGGTATTCAGCCCGGTTGTAGGCCCGGCTAACCTCGGAGCCGGTAGCGTGGGCCAGCTGTGCCTCAATTACTTCGTGAGGGAATCCGCTCTGCTCGTGTGCTATGGTCGAGAACATCGAGCGCAAACCGTGTGCGACGAGCTTGTCCCCATAACCGATGCGCTTGATCGCTACATTGACCGTGTTGTTGCTGATTGGCCGCGTCTTGGAAAAAGGGGAGGGGAATACAAACTCGGAATCCCCGCAGAATCCCCGCATCTCTTCGATGATCTGTCGGGCCGGGACTGAAAGCGGCACGGTGTGGGGGCGTTTCATTTTCATTCGATGGGCCGGGATATGCCAGAGATCACCGTCGATCTCATCCCAGCGCATCCCCCGCGCTTCTCCCGGTCGAGTGGCGGTGTAGAGTTGCAGCAGGAGCGCGCGGCTGGTGACCCAATACCCGGGGTACTCTTTGACTGCCTGGACAAAGTGCCCGATCTCTTTCGGGTTGGTGATCGTGCGCAAGTGTTTTTTCTCTGGCGGCGGGATCAAGGTCGCGCGGTCAATATCCGCTGCGACATTGTGCTCGATCAGCCCTCTGGCCACCGCGTATCTCAGGACCGACGTGATGATCGAGTGCAATCGCCCGGCCGTCTCCTCTTTGCCTGCGGCGTAGACCTCCGTCAGCACCCGCGCCACGTCCCGCCTCGTGATCTTGTCTATCGGCAGATCGCCTATCCGGGGATTGATATGGTTGTCCAGCCGCCCGCGCTGGAAACGCCTATGTTTGTTGCCGATCTTTTGCAGATCCAGCCACTCGGTAGCCAGATCCCGAAACCTCACCTCTTCACCGGCCGGGCATTTGGGATCGAGCCCATCTATCAATGCGGAGCGTACCTCTTCGCGCATCTCCCTGGCCCGTTTGAGTGAGATGCCGGGGTAGAGGCCGAATGTGATGGTCTGGTCTTTTTTGGTTACCGGATGCCGATATTTCATCCTCCAGCTCTTTGCCCCTTTCGGTGACACATAGAGATAGAGCCCACCTCCATCGAAAAGCTTATACGGTTTCTCTCTAGGTTTCGCCTGCCTGATCTTCGTATCGCTCAAAGGTACCACCCCGCGTGCCAT